TTACGTCTGGTTTATATCTGTACTAGGCGGGAGCTTCGGATATATAACGAGTTTAAAGTTGTCGCCTTTCTGGTGTTTCTCTTTAAGGTACATCGCGCACTCCACTACGCTTTTGAGGAGTGCGTTTTTCTTTTTTTGGTCCTCGGTTCGGTGGTAGAGCTTCAGCGCGTTTTCCACACTCGGTATGATGTCCATCTGGGCTTTGGCCCGCTTAATTTCATCGCCCAGGGCTACTTCGGTGTTTGCAATGCCGTGCCTAGTCTCTTCGATGCGGCTGGCTAGGTTCTGTGACCTGTCCAGATATGTAGCTTCGTCGTATACCCCGCGCTCCAGGAAGTCATGTAGCCGTTCTTTTTGCTTTTCAAGTTCCGCCAGTTCGCGCTGCAGGGATTGCAAGGCTGACTTGCGCAGCTCCACGGCCTCGCTGTCCGGCTCTCGGCGCCGGCGTTTGCCCCACTGGGCTTTATACTCAGTAAGCCACTCCTGAAGTGCATCAAGGAGTTTCTGCTCTACAAATTCGAAGCGTGCACTCTTATTGGGGCAGAGCCGATTCTGGCAGATGATGTGCGGCTTTTGCTGGACGTACGGCCTGAGCACCATGGAGAACCCACACAGTTCGCAGCGGATCAGCCCGGCCAGAGGGTTTGCGAGTGCCTGCTTAGGCTTTACCGGTGTATGCGTTCGGCTGCTTAGTATGCTTTGCGCCTGGGCGAATATCGTTTCGTCTACAAGCGGTTCGTGCTTGCCCTCTACGATTATCCACTCAGACTTTGGCCTAGTCCTGCTTTCAGTGATTTTGCTCGGATCTGCTGATTTTTTCCGCTCCTTCTGGCGCCATTTTATTTTTCCGGTATAGACAGGGTTCTTCAAAACATTCCGGATGACGGAGCCATCCCACTGTTGCCCGGAGTAAGAGGGGATGTTCATAGCGTTTAGCTCGTTTGCGATGTTGTTGGCGCCCATACTCTTTGTCGGATCCGTGTACCAGTCATATATCATCCGTACAATGGTGGCCTGATCCGGATGCGGAATAAGCGTTCTGTGGCCGCCAATTTCGGCCAGTTCGTAGCCGTAGGGGGGACGGGTGCCAAGATATCTCCCTTCCCGTACCGACGCAATACGGCCACGCTGGAGCCGCCTGGTGATGAGCTTCAGCTCACGTCTGGCCATGAAGGTTTCAAACTCGGAATACTCCTCATCGAACTCATTGGAGAGGTCATAGGTCTTTCGGGGCGTGATGATTTTTGTCCCGGACTCTTGGAACGTCTCCAGGATGAGACCCTGCTCCCGCATGTTGCCCCTGCCCAAGCGATCCATATCCATGACTAGGACGCCGTCATATTCGCCGGATTCTACAGCCTTTAAAAGCGCCAGCATTTGCGGCCGGTGGATAAGGCTCTCTCCGGAGGCGATTTCCTCGAATATGCGCACTATGTTTAAGCCCTGCTGTTTTGCCAACTTCAGCAGGGCTGTTTTGTGTTTGGCCAGAGTCTCACCCTCGCCGCGAGACTCTGCTTCTATATCCTGGCGTGACTTTCTAAGGTATATCGCAACGCGTTCCATCGTATCACCTCGGTTTAGGTTTGGTGAGAGCAGATAAAAAGAAAAGCCTCGAGGGAGGCCTTAAACATTGCTCTTACTAAAACGCCGCGTCAACCTGAAACGTGATTCTCGTAAACCCGCTTAAGTTGTCAGTAGTTAGCATTTGAACCGTTTTGGTTTCTCCTCTTTTTATATCGAGAACCGTTCCGTTGGCAGTCCCAATGCGCCTGCCGGTGCTGTCAAAAAAGGCGGCTGTAAAAGTAATGACCGAATAATCCCTGGTATCATTGTTTCTTAACTGGGCAGAAACATCCCACATTTCTAACACATTAAGCTTTACTTGGACATCGGAAAAAACCAGATTCCTGACTCGATAGACCCCTTCTTCCGCTATCGGAGAGGGGGCGCCTCCAGGGGGTGCCGCTGTTCCCACGGTAATAGTTCTGGTGCTGCCGTTCCAATGTACTGGAACTTCGAGTAGGTCAGCGACAGCACGGAGAGGCAGAAAAGAAACGCCGTTAATAATCCGCACCTCTGCACTGGCTCTTCGTCCGTTCACAATCAAGGTGATTGCCGGACTCGCCCAAACTCCGCTGGCAAACGCGACGACTACAAACAATACTACGGCTAATCCTTTTTGAAGTTTTCCCATTATCAACCCTCCAAATAATTTTATTCTACATTAAGTGGTTTAGACGGCTTATTAATCAATTTTTCCAACTCAATCCCGTATTTTTCTATGTAATAGCTTAGCGCTGCCATTAAAAATTGGTCGGTAACGTTTAAGTGTTCGGCGATCGCATCCTGGTTTTTCGTGCCTGCTTGGTGTGCATCCATCAGCTTGCCTAGCGGAACCAGCCTTCTATAGCCCCAGGCGCGTGCCTGGCGCTCTTGCTTGCGGTTCTGTGTGTTTGTCTGGTCTAGGATGTCTCCTGCGGTTGTGTGGTAGTGGCCAAGCTCCTCGGCCAAGATGCAGGCCTTCTCCGCTTCCGTTGCTGTGTTGCCGTTGATGGCGATTACATTGCAACTGTACAGGCCTTTAAGTTTACCACGGAGCGGGAGGTAGACCACCTCGACGCCTTCCTCATGTGCTTCTTGTAGTATCTCTTCGTACATGGTGGGTCCTCGCTACCGGATTCGTCGTAAGATTATTTCATCGTGTTTTGTGACTTCGGCTTCAATGCGATCTAGTTTTTCAGAATTAAGCTTGTACCCGTCAAACAGGGCGCCAAGTTTTTGTCCGTGGTCGTTTTCGATGCGGATAACGGTGGCTCTGACTGAAGTCAGGTCGTCTTTGACTAAAGCCATCTCGTCTTTGGTCGCCATGTTTTGTTTGACTTCAGCCATATCTTTTGTAAGTGTATCTACTCGGTTGGTAAGCCCGCCTACCTGGCTTGCGATAAGCTCCAGCAGCTCGCGATCAGTCATCTGGTGTCACTCCTTATTGTTCAAGTGTGGGAATAGGGCACCTACCAGACACAGTATAGGTGTTTTTACTTAGAAAAAGACATGGCCTTTTTGACTAGGATATCAGAATGTTTATATAAATCGTCGAGTTTGGTAATCGGGTACTTACTAAATTCTTTGTTCTCGTCTTGCATATACATAAACATGGCACGATCCCTCAAATACAGTCTGCATATCCATTTTGTGACTTTATTGTCAAACAGGATGCCAAAATAGGATTGGGTATCTTTATACGTAATTAAAGAGCTGTCTATGTGGTTTCGCAAAATAGATTTTACTATGTAGTAAGCTTCTATTTCGCTCTCTGTGGTTACGGTGTGAGCAGTGTCCTCGAGTTCTACCCCCTGTTCTTTCAGTGTTTTTTCTTGATCTTCATCTGTTTTTAGCGCTGTTTGGATCTTTTCATTTACTAATTCGTTTATGTAGGCACTTATGGATTTTTTTACTAAAGGTTTGAACTTGTCTACGACGCTCTGGGTTTTTGGGCTTTCAAAGACCCCGCATCCAAGTATAAACCTTACATAAGCGTCTGATGGGTTAGAAAAAATATCTTTCAACACGTTTCTAATTAATCCTAGGTATTTAAGCTCAGAGGCCGTATCAATGATTTTATTTAAATCAAAACAATCTTTACAAAACTTTTTTAACTCTTGTATCTGCGGTTCTTTTAAATCAAGGACATCAATTTCTAGGAATGGTGTATTGTCCATTTTATTAGGTTCATCCAGATCGGTATAAAACCTATAAACGGCTCCATTTGTTAGAATCGCAAATTTAGCCGTTGTCGTTCCGAAATATCTAAATAATTGTGAATCGTGATTAGTTAAAGCTTCTTTTATAGACTTGGCTTCTATCAAGATAACAGGCTTCTTGTTTTGCAGGATTGCGTAATCTACTTTTTCACCTTTTTTGATCCCGACATCGGCCACATACTCGGGGGTAAATTCATTGGGATTAAAAACATCATACCCCAATATCTGGAAAAAAGGCATAACTAATGACGTCTTTGTAGCTTCCTCGGTTGCAATGCTGGTTTTAATCGACTTTGCTCTCTCCGCAAAGCTTTTAATTTGCTCTTCAAACGTCATTGCTTCCTCCGCCCTTCTCAAAAAAAAGTAATTACTTTTTCTCCCTCTTCATTCGTACAAAATCCTTAAAGTTCTCTATGTCTTCCAGCTCGTCCTCCGTCCACTCATCACCCTCGTGATGGGCGGCGATGGTTTCGATGGGGGTGCGGATGTTGGTGCGGCCGAGGAGTTGATCCACCGAAGTCTGAAAATAATCAGCTAGTTTTATTAATGTTTCTGCGTCAGGGCTTGCTCTACCTACTTCATAATGGCCTATTGTTTGTTGCGACAAATTTATTAGTTCGCCCAGTTGTTGTTGAGTCAAACCTTTTGCTTCACGAAGAGTTTTAAGACGTTTGCCTAACATTTCCTAACACCTCAAAACCATTTTACTATTATAAATAGTTAAAGAAAACATTTACTCAAAAATACAGTAATTACTCTTGACATACTCGTAATATGAGTATATATTTAGATTAGTCATACTCATAATATGAGTAAAGGTGGTGATTAAACATGGAAGTACTTCACGAGAGATCAACGCTCATTGCCGCACGCGGTAAACGGACACAGGCTGAAATAGCTGGCTTATGCGGGGTTGAACAGCAAACCTATAGTCACTGGGAAAGAGGTCGCACAAGGCCTTCGATTGAAAAAATGCTCCTTTTAGAAAAAGTGCTTGGTGTCCCCAAAGAGGAGCTTTTTTTAGATGTATTTAACTCATTGTATGAGTTGCCTAAGGAGGCCGTGTGATGAAACGCTATGCCTTATACTACACCAGCGACAGACTTGATCCGCGTTCCAACATCGGCGAGCATCTGCACGGCGGTTGGAGTGCCAAAAGCTTAAACACGATCCGCCAGTATATATCCCAGATTAAGCGGGACAAAGCGGACGAGAACCCACGTGAATTCTTCTACACAGATCAGGAGCATGACCGTCCGCTGGCTCCCGAGAACCGGGTTTATCTTTAATCGCTATTCGGCATAGAAGGGAGAAATTACCATGGCCCAGACCGCTAGGCGCCCGCATACACATGTACGGGGTGAGAATATGGAGCGCAAAGTCCACACGTACAGAGCCGGCAATACGCTAATCCAGGTCGTAGAACCACTGCCCATGACCAAGGAAGAGATCGAGCGTGTCCTGGAGGCCTACCACGCTGCCGGCTGGGACATCATCGAGGAGCTGGCGGGGAGGGGGGAGGACGTTTAGTCCCCCCGGTGGACGAGCTCGTTTACTTATATTTTGACCCGGTAAGGAGGTGATAACAATGTTCAAGACAGCACGAAGTACAGCCGGAATAAGCAGGGAATGTGCCGCCCACCAGCTCTACATAGGCACCAGGACGCTTGCGGATTACGAGAGTGGGCGCACCATAGCGCCGCCGGATGTAGCGTTGCGTATGGCGGAGGTGTACAAAGAACCAGCGTTGCCGGCGGATTACTGCGCAAAAGTATGCCCCATCGGGCAGGTACTCGCGCATTCAGTGGAACGATCCGAGTTTGCAGTGACGGTGTTAAGAGTATTAAGGGAGTTGTCTGATGTGGAGCAGCTGCGGGACAGGCTGATCAGGATCGCTGCCGACGGGGAGCTTAGGCAGCATGAAGTAGACGAGTTTGAGAGCATCCTGAAGGAAGCGGTGGAGCTGGAGAAGCGGATCGGCGAGCTGAAAATCTACGCCCTGCGGCAGGGTATAAACATCAAAGAAATCATGCCCCTGGCGGGGTAGAAAGGGGGGCGACCTTGAAAGACAAACGTGGTTAGCTCGTGATCCCGGCATACGGACTGCCGGGCGGGTTCGAGCTGTGGGAGCAGGATGACCACTGTGTCGACCTGTACCACGGCAAGGAGCATGTGGCGGTATTCTCGGCGGCTGCAGTGACTGAGCGGATTATCCTAGAGGTTTGCCGGGAGTACCTGGGAGGAGGTGGATAAAGTGCTTGTTGTATTGAGGTACGCTGGCACAGTCCGCAGCTTCCGTGCCTGGCTGCGCAACCAAAAAAGCCAGGTAGTTTACCTGGCCGAGTACCGAGAAAAGAAAAAGACCGCTCGGAAGCGGCACACGAAATGATTGTTGCCCCTATTGTACCACGCCTGGCAGGCTGGTGCAAGGGGAGAGAGGAGACGTAAAGATGCGCACCATTACACTTACAGATGAGCAAGCAACCTTGTTGACGATGTATATACTCATAAGCACCAAATATCGCGAACGCGAAATCAAGGCCTGTGGTGAGTTAGGACAAGAGAAAACTGCTGACGGTAATCCTATGTTCCCGAACAGGGCAGCTGATGCGGAGTGGTGGATACGCCTGCATCATGAGATTGAGCGTATCCGCAGGATTATCGACAAGGCCCCGTATGTAGAGGAGGCGAAGCTATGACTCTTGTATATTGCAGATGTCAATTTTGTGATCATCTCGATAACAAAGAAGGTACCTGCGACCTAGCAGTGATTTTAATTGAGCCAGGCGGGTGCCTGAATTACAAGTATGTACGCTATATACCAGCAGCGCCCAACGACAAAGGAGGCGAAACAAGTGAGCAGCAGCCAGAATGACTTTTTGTTCAAGGCCTGCAATTTTATGGAGGCATCAAACGAGGCCTTCAAAAAGGCCGGCATAGAGACAGGAAGACTGGAGTTCATTTGCCCGTTTTGCGGGGGCAAAGCTATCGGCAACAGATACGAGTATAACGGAGCTATACACGGCCTAGGGAGCGGTTGCACCAAGTGCGGCGTAAGCCATAGTTAGGAGGACGGATGCAGATCATGAAACTGCTTTCATTGACATTAAAGAACTTCAAGGGCTGCCGGGATTTTATCTTCAGGCCAAACGGCCACAACGTCGACGTATACGGAGACAATGCGGCCGGCAAGACAACCATCTACGATGCGTTTCTCTGGCTCCTATTCGGCAAAGACAGTCACAATCGCAAGGATTTTGAGATTAAGACGCTAACGCCGGACGGACAAGTTATCCACGGGTTGGACCATGAGGTTGAAGGCATATTTGAAATCAATGGCACGGCACTGACCCTGCGGAAGCGTTATGCCGAGAACTGGACAAAAAAGCGTGGAAGCGCCACCAAAGAGTTCACCGGCCACACAGTTGACCATTTTATTGACTGCGTACCGGTTAAGGCTGGGGAATACGCTGACAAAATCGCCGAGATTGCCGACGAAGATGCCTTTAGGTTGCTGACGAACCCGGCCTATTTCAACACCGTTTTGCACTGGCAGAAGAGGCGCGAGGTGCTTCTGGAGGTCTGCGGTGATGTGTCGGATGCCGATGTAGTTGCCTCCAGCGTTGATCTGAAGGGCCTGCCCGCCATACTCGGCAGCAGGACGCTGGACGAACACCGCAGGGTTATTTTGTCCCGGCGTACGGAGATCAACAAGGAACTAGAGAAAATCCCGGTACGCATTGACGAGGCCGAACGTGGGCTGCCTGCACCAGCCGATGTGACACAAAGTCAGCTAAATGGTGAGAAAGCGGAACTGAAAAAGCAGTTGAAAGAGAAACAGGCCGAAGTCGCCCGCATAAAGAGCGGCGGTGAAATTGCCGAAAAAACGAAGATGCTGCGGGAAGTTGAGTCGCAACTGCTGGACATCCGCAACAAGCACGGGGCGGCTGTGGATGTGAGAGCAGCAGGGAAACGACAGGAGATAAACGCGCTGAAGGATGCCGCAGACGTGCTAAGACGGGAAATCCAGTCCGCAGAACGATATAGGGACGCTAACCTGTTCGCTATTCAGGCCCACGAGAAAGACGCGGAAACCCTCAGAAAGCTGTGGCACGAAGTAAACGGCAGAGAGTTTACGCTTGAACAGGACGGTGCCTGTTCTGCGTGTGGGCAGACGCTGCCAGCGGAGCGTCTGCAGGAAGCAAAGGAAAAAGCCCTTGCATCTTTCAACCACCAAAAAGCCATGGATCTTGAAGCAATCAGCACCAAAGGGAAGCGGTGCAAGGCTGACATTGAATCCCTTAAAGCAGCAAACGAGATGCACACCAAAACCATAACCGACGCTCAGTCCAAGCTGGCCCTGCTGGATGCCGACGTTATCGGGAAGATGGAAGCGGAGATAGTCAAAATCATTGCATCGGCCACAGACCCCGCAACCTCACCTGAATACAAAGCGGCACAGGTAAAAATACAAGCCCTTGAATCCGAGATCGATGCTCTCCGCGCCGGCGACCGGGAACTGCTGACCATGGCCGAGGAAGAAGTTTGTCTGCTGGAGAGCAAAATCAGCCGCGTAGATGATGTCTTGGCGCATATTGACCGGCGCGAAAAGGGTCAAACCAGGATAAAAGAACTGGCCGCCGAGGAAAAGAAGTTGGCTGCCGAATACGAGAAGCTAGAGCGCGAACTGTACCTAGCTGACCTGTTTGTCAAAGCGAAAGTAGACATGTTGGAAGAGAAGATTAACAGCAAGTTTAAGCTCGCTCGGTTTAAGCTGTTCAAAGAAAACATCAACGGTGGCGTGGAACCGTGCTGTGAAACCGTTTTGAATGGTGTGCCCTATAACAGCGGACTGAATCGTGGACATCAGTTTATCGTCGGCCTAGACATCATTAACACGCTGGCGGAGCATTACGCTTTCGCCCCACCGATATTCCTGGACAATGCAGAGGCCGTAACGCGATTGCCGGAAACCCGTGGACAACAGATCCGTCTGATTGTAAGCGCGAAGGATAAGCAGCTGAGAGTTGAGATCGAGGGACAAAATACGTTATTCGGGGAGGTAGCATAAATGACTAATGATTTAGCAGTAGTAAAAAAAGACGTTGTTGATGTCGTTGCGCGCAAGGTGCAGGAGTTTATCAAGCGGGGGGAACTTCACCTGCCGGCAGGATATTCGCCGGACAACGCAATGAAGTCGGCATGGCTGATTCTACAGAACACGCTTAACAGGGATAAAAAGCCGGTTTTGCAGGTATGCAACAAGACAAGCATTGCAAATGCCCTGCTGGACATGGTTGTTCAGGGGCTGAACCCCATGAAGAAACAAGGGTATTTCATTGCCTACGGGGATCAGCTTGTATTCCAGCGTAGTTACTTCGGGACCATGGCGCTGGCAAAGATGATTGATGACACCATTGCCGACATCGTAGCGGAAGTGGTTTACGAGGGCGACACCTTCAAGTATGCAATGGTTCGCGGGAGGAAGGAAATCTCCATACACGAGCAGGCGCTGGAGAATATCAACAGCAAGAAGATCAAGGCTGCCTACTGCCTGATCATCAACACGGACGGTGAGATTGCAAAAACTGAAATCATGACTTTTGAAGAAATCAAGCAGTCTTGGAAGCAAAGCCAAATGAACCCGGTAGACGAAAAGGGGCAGGTTAAAGCCGGAAGCACGCATGATAAATTTACCGCTGAAATGGCGAAAAAGACGATCATCAACCGGGCATGCAAAACCATCCTCAACTCGTCCAGTGATCGTCATTTATTGCGGCAGAGCATCGTCCGGTCTGGTGAAATCCAAGCAGAAATTGAAGTTGCGGAAGAGATTGAATTAAACGCCAACACAACGCCGATCGATATTGTTGAAATAGAGTATGAGGACTTTCCTGCGGATGAGCAGGAGGGCGCCTGCGGGCAACAAACGATTGCGGGCGGACCAGACTTTTGATCTCAATTAAGCCCCTCGCATCTTCAAGCAAAGGGAACTGCTACTACATCACCGGCAGTAGTAGCAGTTTGCTCCTTGACGCAGGCATCAACATCAAGAGACTCCGCGAAGGCATTGGTTTTGGCCTAGCATCATTATCTGGCTGCCTTGTCTCGCATCTGCATGGCGATCATATTAAGGCGGTGCCGGACCTGCTCAAAGCAAGCGTGGATGTGTACATGAGCCAGGGAACGGCGAGGGATTTGGAGCGGCATCATCGGTTGCACATCGTCGCACCGCTGAAGCAATTCAAGCTAGGCACATGGGTTGTGCTACCCTTTCCCGCTGAACACGACTGCGAGGGCGCTATGGGGTTTTTGCTGGCAAATCCGATAGGAGAAAAGCTACTTTACTTGACTGACAGCTACTACTGTCGCTACACGTTTACCGGCCTGACACACATTATGCTTGAGTGTAACCACAGCTATGAAATTTTGGACAGCAATGTCTCAAGCGGGTCATTGCCGGCAGAAATGAAAAAACGACTCATCAAAAGTCACTTTAGCTTGGAGAACGTAAAAAAATTTCTGTTGGCCAATGACCTAAGCAAGTTGCAGGAAATTTGGCTTATACATCTATCCGACGGCAACAGTGACGGTGCCCGGTTCAAGCGGGAGATACAGGAACTAACCGGCAAGCCGACCTATATTGCTGCAGAAAGGGCGGTAAGTGATTAACATGATTAAGTGGCGGCAATCGACCCCTTTTAAAAAAATTCCTCGCTGGTTAGTTGCAATACTCTCCCTAGGCTATGTTACGTTGTGGAGTTTTAAAATATACACGGCTACCGGAAAAAGTTTGCGCGGCGAATCATCTGGTGACTGGCCGGTGATTATCCTCATCCTGGCGGGTATCGGTGTGGGGATGTATCAACGGCAAGGCCGGCTTAGAAGGGCAGTGTAAGGGATTGAATCGCGAAATATTTATAGATAATTTTGCAGGTGGCGGTGGCGCATCAATCGGTATTGCAAGAGCCATAGGGCGCTCCGTAGACATTGCCATCAATCACGACCCCATAGCTATTGCCATGCACAAAGTCAATCATCCTGACACCAAGCACTACTTAGAAGATGTTTGGGACGTTGACCCGAGGGAAGTCGCGGCCGGTCGACCTGTGGCACTCTGCTGGCTCTCTCCGGATTGTAAGCATTTCAGTAAGGCCAAAGGCGGCAAGCCAGTGGAAAAGAAGATTCGTGGCCTCGCATGGGTGGCCGTCAGGTGGGCGGCGACTGTCCGGCCTCGCTTGATCATCCTGGAGAACGTGGAAGAGTTTAAGACCTGGGGACCGCTTGTCGGCGACAGGCCCGATCCCAAACAGAAAGGCCGGACGTTTAATGCCTTTGTTAATGCCCTGAAGCGGTATGGTTATAAGGTGGACTGGCGTGAACTAAGAGCCTGCGACTACGGGGCTCCGACGATCCGCAAAAGGTTATTTCTTGTCGCCCGGTGCGACGGCAGGCCCATCGTGTGGCCAGAGCCGACGCATGGGCAGCCTGACACACTGGAAGTCCATGCCGGGGTGCTAAAACCTTGGCGGACGGCGGCGGAGATTATCGACTGGAGCCTACCTTGTCCCAGCATTTTTGAGCGTAAAAAGCCGTTGGCGGAAAACACTATGCGGCGAATTGCCCGCGGGATTCAGAAATTTGTGGTGGAAAATCCACGTCCGTTCATTGTGAATTATAAATTTGAAAACGGTCCGGAGAACATTAATCAACCGTTAAGCACAATAACTGCAGTGAATGGGCACTATGTTGTGACGCCATTCCTTACCCAGTACCACAGCTACGACGACACTCCACGAGGGCAGACGATGGACAGGCCCATCCTGACACTGGACACATCGAACCGCTATGGATTGGTCGCAGCTTTTCTTGCCAAGCACTACGGCGGCGGTTATACCGGTCCGGGAGCAAGCTTAGGAGCACCGTTGCCGACAGTTACAACCGTAGACCATAATGCCTTAGTTGTCAGCCATTTAATAAAAATGCGTGGCACCTGTCAGCACGGCGCACCGGTAACGGATCCGGCTCCGACGATCACCGCCGGCGGTCTGCACCTGGGCGAAGTGAGGGCCTTCCTCATGGCTTACTACGGCACCAGCGTAGGAAGCAACTGCACCGAGCCGCTACACACCGTTACGACCCGTGACCGCTTCGGCCTTGTTACAGTCCACGGCCAAGATTATCAGATCGTGGACATTGGGATGAGGATGCTCGAACCGCATGAACTCTTTGCGGCGCAGGGATTTCCGGCTGATTACATCATTGACCGGGACAGTGAAGGCAATAAGTTTACAAAGTCTGATCAGGTGGCCAAGTGTGGGAACGCAGTGTGCCCGCCGCTGGCCGAGGCGCTGGTCCTGGCGAATTTGCCGGAGATGTGTGCCGGTGGAATGCAGAGGATGTCAGCCGTCAATTAGATGAATAGGTGGTGGCATAATGGACAAACAGCCTGCCCTGTTATATGCCCAGATGCAGGAGATGCAGCAGTGGCCGCTGGATAAAAAAGTCGAAAAGGCGCAGGAAATAATCCGTGAAACGTTTCGGCGCGGCAAGAAGGTTGCTCTTGCATTTTCGGGCGGCAAAGATTCGACTGCTCTTTGGCACCTAATTCGCGAGACCTGCCCAGAAGAAGCTAAAAACATGGTAGTTATTTTCGGCAATACTGGAGTTGAATACCGAGAATCCCTTCTGTTTGCCCGCAAGCTTGGGAAGGAATGGGGCGGCGATAACTTTTATGAAACAAAGCTTGACCGCATCAAGGTGCCACGACTGAAGTATGAAGCACAAAAAGAGGTCTGGGCGAAGATTGAGGCGGAAGGAGATATCCAACGGTATCTGAACAAAAAAGGTCGCCTGCTTAAAACCGACATGCTCAACGAAGCGGTCACGCCTGATATGTGGGCAGACTTTCGCAAGCGCAAACTGGTCTGGGAAGCGGGGACGCTCATCAGCTTCTGGTTCATTGCAGAACAGTACGGCTTCCCGATACTGGGCAAAGACGCTACAAAATTGGACGCGCCACGCATCAATATCAATGTGTTCCTGAAATATAGCGCAGAGCAGAGCAAAGGGAACAAAAAATACTACGACATGATTAGCAAATTCCCCGATATGCGAATTTCCCATGCCTGCTGCATGTTCATCAAGGAGAACCCGAGCGAGAAGCTCCAACGGAAACTGGGGTGCGACACTTTGTTCAGAGGCTTGATGGCAAGCGAATCTCGTCGCCGGACGTTTACATTCCTTGACTACGGGTTTTTGTACCAGACGAAAGCCGCATTGTATTCAAACCCTTTGTCAGTATGGGACGATGAAGATGTGTGGGCATATATTTGGTCGCGGAGCTGCCCGTATTCACCCCTGTATGACCTGACGGACGATGACGGCAGAAAACTGTTCCAGCGCAACGGCTGCTATACCTGTGGCACGGGGTTGGCCTACGAAGGTAACAACATTGAGATACTGCGGAAGCACTTCCCTGCTAAGTGGAGAGCATTGATGGAATACGGAATGGCAAGGGAAATGAAAACATTTGCCTGTGCGATAAGTGATGACGTGAAGTTAAATTCTTGTGAACATGATTGGCTGTTGGATATGAGGCCGTGTGCGTTTGATAGGTTAACGCCAAAGAAAAATATGCTGGAGGCGTTGTCATATGGGACAGTTTTGTTTTAGCCGAGGAGACGGCTCATGCAACAATTAACCATCTTTGAATTCTTACCTGCCGACGATTTGACTTCAATTTGGGATGAATTTTTGCCGCACGCCCAGAAATGCTGGCGGCTGCAGCGTGAAAGTTGGTCTGCTGGAAACTGTTACGACTGGTGGAAATCCCGTTTTTATGATTTTTTTGTCGGCCACGGGCACGGGGACGAAACTAAAAAAAGGCGGCTTTATTATTTCGAACGTGGCACTTTTAATAAGTTCCCGATGCTCTGGCGGCAGTACGGCCATTTACTGCAGAGCGGGGCGAAAACCGGAACATGAGTGCAGCAAACGAAGGTAAAAAATAGCGAAGCCAGGGGGTAGGGGAATGCCAAGCCGTAACTGCAAAGGAAGGCCTATATCTTGGAGAATAAGCAACGATAAACGAGTGAACGACCTAAAGGATCCGTGGGCCATGTTGGCATACACGTGGCTTATTCCTTCAGCTGATAATGTTGGACGCATGGAGGGGGACGAAGATGTCGTCGCCAGCATGATCTTTCCCCGTCAGCGGGATGTAGTGCCACCGGAGCGTATGGCGGAGATATTATTGCAGCTACATAATGCAGGCCTTCTTTACTGGTATGAGAACAACGGCGAAAAGTTTATCCAGTTCCCGGAAACTTCATGGGACAAACATCAGAAGATGGTTGGCAATATGAAGGCGGAAAGCGATTTCCCTGCCCCTGAAAAGGACGCGTATTGCCAGTGGTTTGAAGAAACACGTCACGGGTATATACACGTTCATACTGGTATAAACGAGTATAAACCTGTATGTAATGAAGAAGAAGAGAAGAGAAGAGAAGAAGAAGACGAAGAAGAAGAGAAACGCGCGCGCGAGGACCGTGCCGACGTCGTCATCGTCCCGCCTGATTTTAAGGATGTGGTGGAAGCATTTAACAAAAATATTCACCCCATCACCCCGATCGAGGCCGAAAAACTGGAAGCATGGCAGGAAGACGGAATGGAGCCGGGGGTGCTTATCTTTGCCATAGAACAGGCCGTTCTAGCCGGGAATCGAACAGCCAGCTATATAAACGGCATTCTGCTCAACCTGCATTCCGAGGGCATCACCACCAGGGCCCACGCGGAAGCACGGGAACGCGACCGGATTCAATCAAAACGACGAAGAAAGCCGCCGGATCCAGAACAGCAACCTAGGGCACCAACTGCACGACCACTCACAGACGAAGACCGAATGCGCATCCAGGAAGCGGACAAACTCATTGCCGAACTTTCGAAGGGGATGGTGATGCCCGGTGAGCCTTAAACATAAATACCGCAATGTCCTGATTGGGTTTGAGAAATATAGTTTTTCTGACAAGGCCATAGATGTTTTTGAGCCGGATTTTGAAATGGCTCTGCATGATTATAATGCCTGCCAGAACTGTGACGGGAAGGCGTGTCGCACCTGGTTGAATCACCAGTGCTCTGACTGGTACAGGCATCTTAAAACCCGCGAGGAAAAGTGCAACGAAACGTGTTATATCCAAACGTTTCGCGGATATTATGCTCTCTGGCACAAGGGGATCAGAGATGGCCGGCCAGCATTTACGGTCCTTGCCTGCCCGGGTGTGGTTGAGAGACGGGAGCAGATCGTAGCGGCGCTGACCAGTTTTAGGAGGTTTGCCTCATGAGGCGTATGGGGGTGGTACCGTGAGTTATCCGCTTGACAAGCTGCCGCTGCTGAGTCCGGACGATGAATCCGCCACCAGGAGAGAGCGTTACGAGAAGCGGCATGAGCCCGATGCTTTTCTGGACTTAATCTTCCCGGGCTGGGAAAAAAACCAGCACCTGTGGCCGAAGACGCTCGTCAAAGGGGGTATTGGAGGGTGAATCGCATAAAAGAAGCCGACATTCAGCGCCAAATTAAAGACTATCTCCAGTGGCAAGGCTGGTACTGCTTTAAGATTCATCAGTCAGCGCTATCATACAAAGGCATCGCTGACCTGTACGCGCTAAAGGCCGGGCGGTCGCTGTGGATTGAGGTAAAGGCGCCACGTGGCAAACAGTCGCCAGAGCAGGCAAAGTTTGGCTGTGCTGTGCTGGCGCATGGTGGGGAGTACATCGTTGCTAAGAGTGTGGACGATGTGGAGCGGTACTTAGCGGAGACAAAGCTGTCAAAACCTAACAAAAGCTAATCACGGAGGAGGCGGAGGCCATGAAACCTAGACTTAAGCCTAGGATGTTTCCGGAGGCGGGAGAGTGCTTGCACGATGACCGGGGCTTTGAGGAGCAGATGGCGGACCTCGGGGTTGAGATTATCCGCAGAAAAAAGGAGGAGGTACCGGTGACGGACAACAAAAAAGCGATAGAGAAGCTACTGGACGAAAAGGGGCTGAGAGGGCTACTGCCAATGGGCACGATAAATGACATACCCAAAGAAGCGCTGGAAGAGTGGATTAGGGGAGGTTTTACCAATATCGTGATAGCCAAGCGCCTCGGGACTACCAGCGTACTGATTTCGAGACTCCGGAAACTCTATGACCTCGGCGGGAAACCCGGCTCTAAGCCGAGAGACGCGGCGGCGCCGAAAACCAAGGTTGGTGCCACAGAGGTTTTGCCAGAGCCGGAATTTCTTCCGTCGCCAGAAACGGAACCTTTGCCAACGCCAGAATCGAGATGGGTGCCGGTGCCTGGGTGCCCAGAGCCTGTACTGTGGCAGGAGCAGGCACCAAAGCCGCTGTTAGATCTAACAGACACAGGTATAGTGCTGGCGCCACTCGCCGCAGGCGTATCAAAAATGCTTGAGCGTATCGGTGAGGGGCAGGTTAGACTGATTATCACGGTGGAGAGGGTGTGAGTTTGTGAAACACAACGATAAGAAAATGCCCGCTGATATAAAGCATTTAGTCGGTCAGACCGGATTTTTCGCGCCCAAGGAAACAGAACTACCAGAACAAAGTGGGGAGCCATGATCTGCGTTGATTGTAAGCGCCCGGCAGCCACAAAGCCGATGTACTTGCCGGCAGTGGAGTACATCGGCCCAGCTGGCCACGAGATGAAGAGGCTATGCCGGGACTGTCGGCGCCGGCGGAAGCGAAAGTACTGGAGGAGGTGCCATACATGAGGGAGGTGGCCTGCTTGATGGAAGCTGGTGAGCATAAGTGTTTTTGGTGCGCAGATGTGCGTCTTTCCCAGCGCTTTCTGCCAGAGTATGAGGGTAAGCTTTACGCATATTATATTTGCCCGGACTGCGAAACGGGGTACATTTTTACAGATACACCCACAGTTTTTGTTATGCCGGCGGTTCAAATATCAGCTGAACGGCTCTGGAAACTTGAAATGCGATACAAGCGGCAGATGAGTAAGCCTGGCGGCGGTAGCGGCAGCGCAAAGAAGCGAAAAAAAAAGGCCACTAAGTCTTTAATGACCGAACGTTACCGCTTGAAATAATTTCCTTGACATTTGCAAAAAAGGCGTTTATTCTTAGAATAGCTACCTGTCTCCCTGAGGCGGGTATTCTATTTTCCCGAGGCCGTCCGATGGGCGGCTTTTGTGTTGGGAAAAAGATGCGAACATTGAGGGGGGAGATACGAACACGGGAACGTGAACAAGCAAACACGAACGAACAAGACGAACGGGGAGGCGAACACAATGCCGGCAGGGTATAGCTCCCGGTGTCGGGTATGCAACTCGCCGCACCGGACAGAAGTCGAAAAATGGTGCAAGGAGGAGGGACTAAGTCCTCGAGGAGCAACTGCCCGCCTTCTGGGTGAATACGGGGAAAAGATAAGCCACCAGTCTATCTGGAAGCATATGGATGAGCATTTTGATATTAGAGCCGAGGTAAAAGAGAAAAAAGAGCAGCATCGCAAAATAGTGCAAGAGCAATTACAAAAAAGTGAAGAACAACTACAGCAGGCCGTAATGAAGTGCTTGTCTGACATAGAGATGCTCGAATCTACTGCAATAGAAAATTTTAACCTAAGCCAAGCCACCACAGCCTGGCTCATGGAATTGGTCGAGCAGAAAACCAAAATTCCGCTTACACTTGTTATGCTACGGGAAAAACTCCAGGCAGAGATGCGCCAGGCCATGCGGACGAAAGCTGAATTCCTGGGCGATGATCCACAGTCGAGGCTGGTTGACGTGTTTAGGGATATGTGGGGCGATGACGATGCCGGCGCTGACGCCTGAACGTGAACGGATAATCAAAGAATCTCTGCAACGATGCCGGCAGGACAAAATCTATTTCGCAGATAAAATTCTTGGAATCAGTCTTGCGGGCAAGCAAGCTGACGCGGTTAAGCTGGGCGGCAGAGTGTCCGCCAAAGTTGCCGGCCGGCGCTTCGGTAAGTCGCTGACAACACTGATCGATATGCTGCATGAGTGCGCGACAAAAAAACAGCAGCGATGGTTTGTTACGGCGCCGTCTATTGACCAGGCAAAGATATATTTCGGCGAGATTGAGCAGCTTCTGAGTAACCCGAAACTGCCGTTATCGCTTTTGGTGCCGGAAAAAAAATTTAAGATGAGCCCTTTTCCGGAAGTCGAATTGATAAACGGTAGCAAGATTATGGCGCGTTCAACGGCCAGGGACGGCATATATCTGCGTGGCAAAGGCGCTGATGGCATAGTGATCACCGAGGCGGCGTTTGTGAAAGACAGGGTTTATACAGACGTCATCAGAGCGATGGTGCTTGACCGCAAAGGTAAAATTCGCGCCGAGAGCACGCCGAATGGCAGCCAGGGCTATGTTTACCAGTTATTCAAGCAAGGTCAAAGTGATGCTGATGGATACTACCGCAGCTTCCATGCCACGGCTTATGATAACGCGCGGCTGGACAAAAGCGAGATAGAGCAGATTCGCAAGGAGATCCCAGAGCTTGCGTTTCGCGTCGAGTATCTAGCTGAATTCGTGGACGATGACACCGTCGTTTTCCCGTGGGTAGTGCTGCAGGAGATATTCGATGACTACGTACCGAAGGCGGCGCCGGAAGCTGGCCACAATTACACTATCGGCGTAGACCTGGCCAAATATCAGGACTACACGGTAATTACAGTGCTGGATGTTACACAGCCGCCGTTTCAGCTCGCTGAGTGGCACCGCTACCGGGGCAAGCTGTATGGCGATATAGTGGCCCAAGTGAACGGGTTGCAAGAGAGATACCAGGCGACGGTTTATCTGGACGCAACAGGGGTAGGTGACCCGGTGGCCGAGCAGGTTAAAAACTGTCACTCTTTTGTTTTTACGCAGCGCAGCCGGGAGGAGCTTATCTCAAACTTGATTGTGCAAACAGAACAGAAGCGGTTACTACTGCCGGCGGGAAACACAGCATTGCGGGATGAGCTGCGGTTCTTCCAGCGTGTCAGGCATGGCACAAACGTCAGGCCGGAAGCTCCACAGGGTGGATACGATGACTGCGTGATGAGCTTGGCACTGGCGTGCTGGCCGATGCGCATAGGAGCGGGCGCACTGCCGGAAGAAACGAAACAGCTATTCAAGGGGGCAAGCCTGTATGCTTGATAAAGTAAAAATGCGCTTACGGCAGCTGGTTGGCGAGGCGTCCGCATTACGCGATCGTAGTGCCGGTGTATGGGGCTATCAATTTACAAGGCCTTACACCCTTGACTCCAGCCGCGTTGATTATGCTCTAGCCCGTGAACTGTATCGCAACACAAACGACAGCTATAAGCTTGGAGCGGCATTCGTCAAGCCGGTTGTCAATACAACAGCTGGCTTCATGGGTGCGCCCGCGTTTACGCATGCTGACGTGGAGGCTGACCAGGCGTTGGAGCAAGCAATGCAGAAATGGACGGGCAAGATTTTGCGCATCAACCGCAACGTATTGAGAGATGGGGATGTGTTTGCGCGGATTGTGCGGGAGCCTGGCCGGTTTGACCAGCGGCAGTCCTTCGGCTTGCAGCTGGTGCCGCCCGAATGGATAACGCCAATTATCGACCCACTCACCGGCGAATGGCAAAAGTTGATTATCCGGCATCCGGTATCGCTTACTGACAACACCGGACGGAAGACTGGGGACTACAGCATAATCGAGACGCTGACACCGAGGGAGAGGACTATTGAGGCCGACAGCCGTGCACCGGCAGAGTTGCGACAAAAGAACAGGACAGAGCCGAATCCCTGGGGCTTCATTCCGATAGTGCACTTCCGGAACGAGTCGGAAGAGAATCAACTTTTTGGCTGCAGCGAAATCGAGCCGTTGGAGCCGTTCCTCAAAGCGTATCATGACACAATGTTTAACGCCGTACAAGGCTCAAGGCTGTTCAGCCGCCCAAAAACGAAGTTTGCGCTCAAGGATGTCCAAAAGTTCTTGAAAGACAACTTTGACGCTGCGGAGATTCAATCAGGGAAGCTGAAATTCGCTGATAAAGAAATTTTCCTCATGCAAGAAAACGACAATGTGTCGTTCATCACGGCTGATAGTGGGCTGACTGGAATCACAACACTGCTCAAGTTCATCTTTCGCAATATTGTTGATGTGAGCGAGACGCCCGAATTCGCATTCGGCACAGCTGTGGCCAGCAGTAAAGCGTCAGTGTCCGAGCAGATGGTTCCTCTGGCTCGCAAGATCCGTCGTAAGCGCGGTGTATTCGAGGAACATTACGGCGAGTTGGCTGGCATGTTTCTGGCTATGAGGAGCAAGGTTGAGAATCGGAGATTGGATACGTACCACGTGGATATTTCGTGGGACGAGCTTTCGCCGAAAGCGGATAGTGAGGTCGCAACTACTATAAAAACGCTTGTGGAAGGGCTAACGACGGCGGTGGAGAGCAATCTGTTGTCTATGGATGCGGCTAGTGAGTTCTTGCGTGAATTCGTGCCGACGATGCTGCCTTATGCCGACCCGGACGCAGCGGATGACGAGCGGCGCAGAGTGGCTAAGTCGTTCCTTTGGCGCAAACGAATTGAAGACACCGAAGGCTGGCCGGGTGAAGCAGGTGAAGTGTAATGTCTATCCGCAGAGGAGACATAGCGCGGCTTTCCGGCGGCAGCGAATATGCACAATATCTGCTGCGAGCGCGGCGGCAGTTCGAGCAGGGCAGCGCCGCGACAATAGAGCAAGTACAGGATGTGTACCGTCGAGCGGCGGCGGGGATACGGGATGATATAGCAGCATTGACGCCCGGCACGCTCAGACACGCGCATCTTAGTGCGCTTCAGGCTAAGCTGGATGGACGAGCGGCGCAGATGAGTAAGGATGTATTGGCTGCCACACATCATGGCATCTGGATGGCAAGCACGTCCGCCAGCCAGGGCGTGACGCAGGTGACACAGCACATACTGGGGGATGCTTTCCCTGCACCAGCGGTAGCGAGACTGTTCGCCGGAATCAACGAGAGAGCAACGCTGGCGATGTTGGCCAGGACCCGGCGGGACGGTTTGAAGATCTCCGACAGAGTGTGGCGCACAAGCGAAAACGCGAGGAACAATATCCGGCGCATCGTAGAAGACGCGGTGGTACGCGGCCAGGACGCAAGAAAGACGGCAAGACTTGTGCAGCAGTATTTGCAACCGGGAGTGTGGAAAGCGCATAAATTAGAGACACGCAGACGATTAGGAGTAGGCACGGATGTAAGCTACCAGGCGATGCGGCTGGCACGAACCGAGATGAACAATGCGTTCCACGAAGGCATGGTGGCGGCCAACCAGCATAGCCCGGGGTATCGGGGGATATACTGGCGGCTAAGCCCGCAACATCCGGCACCTGACATCTGCGACGATATGGCTGCGGATATGAGCCACGGTGAGCCGGGATTCTATCCAAAGGGCTTTGAACCGGTGAGGCCGCATCCGCAATGCTTTTGCATCACGATCAGTTCTTGGGAAAATCCCGAACAATTCGCCGAACGGTTGCGCAGTTGGCAACAAAACCCGCGCTTGCAGCCCGATATTGAGCGGTGGTATAATGAGGATGCAAGGCGGTTTATAGGGCGAACGATTATAATCACAGCTCCAACCGCACTGGAGACAGCGTTACAGAAAGCAGAAGCACAGATTGCCGGTCTGCAGCATGAACGAGCGTATCTATTTGACAAAAAAGGGAAAGAAGTATTAGTCAAAGACGGCTCGCGAAACCAGGTTTCCTTCGCTGCATCTGAGCGCGTTGTGATGAAAGACAATATACTTACTCACAATCACCCAACCACCGGGGGCTCGTTCTCTTGGGATGATATCTGGTTTGCAGCGCAGGAGGATATGGCGGAAATACGGGCAGTGGGGCAAAAATATGTACATCGGATGATAAGGCCTGAAGCGGGGTGGCCGGAGGTTCGCGTGATCAGGGACGCATATCAAGTGGCTGACAATGAAGTGTACCGCATGTTTATACCAAAAGTAAACGCTGGAATCATGACAACAACAGAAGCAGGAGAAAAACACTTTCATGAAGTTTGGTTAAGAGCGGCCCACAAAACAGGTTTAAACTATATCAGGGAGGTGCGTTGATATGCCGGCAACAAAAGACGGCGGCTGGGTTTTGGACGACAGGGGTGTTGATTATCCGATTTACGGCCTGCAGTGTATGCGTTGCAAGCATTTGCGCGATGAGCGGCCTAAGGATTCAATCGGGTCTCGCTGCGCGGCCTTTGCCCGAATCCCGCGTGAGATTCTGGAAGGGAAGCATGACCACACCTTGCCTTTCCCCGGAGATGGAGGGATAAGGTTTGAACCAATACAATAATAAAGAAATCCCAAAAGGCATGACAATACCAAACACAGAGGCATCGGAAACCCAACCGGTGCCTTTTCATTTGGGGCGCGGCAATTATGTGGCGGCGATTTATCAAGCATTGCAGCTAATTCCTGTCAATATCCGGATTTTGCAGTGCAGAGTAGTCGAGCGCGAAGCTCTTCCGCCGGAGGTGGAGATCACGTTGAGGATTGAAGGTGAAAAGGATGGATACTCCTGAACGGAGTCACTGGGACTTGCCTGGGGATTGGGACGAGTTTGAGCAGAGTTTGTTGGACGAACTGGCAACTCTTGAAGCAACGCAGCGGGAAGTGAAAGAAGTAATTCAGCATTCGAAGGGTTACACATTCGTTTGCTGGAACGTAAAGAAATACGCTAAACGAGAATTGCAAGAGATTCGCAAGCGAATAGCGCACCAAAAGTTCGTATTTTATTTCAACAACCCGGAAGGCCAGTGCCGGATTCCGTGCGCCTGCTGCTGTCATCGCAACAGAAGGTCAAGATAACGGCGAAAAGGAGGTGGAACGACTTGGCCCTGAAATTCCTGATTAGAAACCAGACGCTTGATGGGGCGCAGTGGGGGGATATCGACAAAGCCGCACAGTATCACACGCTCAAAACCGGAATTACCGAAAAAGCAGAGCGTGTCGTTGAAGCTGTCCAGGAAATGTATGCCGTAGTCAAAGCTGAAGTTAGTGAAGACCTGAAGCTGGAGGATCTCTTTGGACCCCACCACACCATCCGGCAAGACGGCACGCTGGTTCTCAGTCGCGGCGGTATGATCGCATCAGCGGAAGCGTTAGCTGGTGCGAGAACGGAACCAGACTTGACCGCCGAACAGAAGCGCCAGGCGGCACGGCACCTGCTGCGACACTATCGGCAGGAGGAAGTCAACCTGCAACCGCCGCAGCTGCTGCTTGACCTAGCCGGCACGGGCGAGATGGCCTATCTGACAACCCGTCTCGCCGGCGAAATGCGGCCTACGGATATCCCGCTCGCGCCTGGTGTGGATATCCTTTCTCTGAAGGCAAACGACTCTGATCCGATGGAGGTGGTTGTGGAAATCCCGTCCGGTGTGTCAGCACGGGACTGGGATTACGGCAAAGTTGTCATACGGCACACGGCGGAACAGATCATGCAAAAACCCGTAGCCGGTTATTTGGGGCATCAGCGCAGTGAAAACCTGGAATATGAGTTTCCAACGCCTGTTACACACTGGGTTGGAGCGGTGTATCGCGATGGCAGCGCGTTTGTCCGCGGTGTTGTGGACAAGGCGGCCCCGGATCTCAAGCGGTGGATACGGGCGAAGGTGATAAACCAGGTTAGCATCTACGGCTATATGACGACGGAAGAGCGGGACGGGAAGACGCATGTGACAGGGATAGAGTTGCTCAGTATTGACTGGGTGCCGCTTGACCGCGCGGGGATGAATACTCGCGTTGTGGCGGTAGGCGAGATGAATAAAAATGGAGGTGTAAAGCAAATGACGTTGGCAGAGATTTTGGCAGAACTGCGCAAGCTGGGCGTAAAACCTGGGCAGGTGGTTGGTGAGATGGGCTGGGACGTGAAAACGCTGGCCAAAGAACTTGGTTGGGAGTTTGATAAGGTGGCCGGCGAGATCAGTAATGAACGGTGGACACAGTTGCAAGAGGCGGTAAAAGTGGTCGGGGAATGCGCACAAGTGTTTGGCTTGGGCAAGGACGCGAAACTGACAGATTTGGTCAGTGCGGTAAAACTGGCTAAAGAAGCGCAGACGAAAGCGGCCACGGCAGAACACGACAAGCTGGTGGACAAGGTTATTGGCGAGATGGTGCAAGCAGAAGCAGTTAGGCCGCTGGTTAAGCGGATGCTCCAGGCTGATCCAGCTAGTGATGAGCCCGCGCTGAAGAAAGCCGTCGGCGAGTTGATGCAAGCTGAAGATGTGAAGAAAGCCTTGGCCGAGGTGTTCAAAGACCAAGCAATCGCGCCGAAGGACGGTCAGCGTCCGACTGGCGGCACAGGCACAAGCAACACAATCAAACGAGTATCAATTTAGGGAGGGATAACAAATGTCTGAAAGACCTGTACCGGTAACAATTACATCGTCGCGCATCGCTAAGGTCAGCGATGGAAGATCTGTTGTGGTGACGGTGCCGACAGCTATGCTGATAGAGGCAGGAAGGTTCTATGTAATCGAGGGGCACTTCGGGGCTGCGTTTGCTACGGTGCCGACAACCGCGCCTGCTGGGACGTTAACGGCACTTAACCTGGAGCAGGCGGAGTATGAGATTACAAGCCCGCAGCTTGCCTCGGTGACGTTCACTCGTGGCCAGCTTGTGTACTGGACGCCTGGCAACCTGTTAACGAATGTTGCGGTAGGCAATCGCTTGGTAGGACGATGCACCATCGGCGGTGCCGGCCCGGCTGGGCCGATTCGGTTTGTACTGGGTGATGCCGCGACAACGCTTCTTACACAGGCGACAGCAATGGGGGATATTGGCGCTGCTCCAACCCAGGCAAATTTCAATGACTTGCTGGCTCGTCTGCGGGCTGCCGGCGTAATCGCAACTTAAGGGAGGGATAAAGACATATGTTCAAAGTAATCAGCAAAGAATCGCTCAGAGCTGAACGGCGGCAGGGGACGTACGAAACGCAAGTCCCGTTTGTGCTCGATGGAAAAGTTGAGCACGTTGTAAAGAAAATTGTTAACGGCGAGATGGAGTTGCACCAACTGTCAAAGCCTATCGGCGAGATGATCACAAGTGGCGGGCTGGATCAGGGTGCCTTCAGAGACCTCCTTCGCAAAGTCGTGCTCGATGTAGAGCTTGGCCGTGAGCTCCAACCGGTGGTGTATGGTCCGATCTACGAACGAATCGAGGATGCGAACCTTCCGCGCGTCCTAGACGCAAAATGGGCGCTGCAGGGGGTTGTCGTCTTCAGTGAGCACCTTGAGGGCCAGGAAGTCCGGTTCGGACGGCTTGACGCTCTGCAGGGGCCGACAGCAAGAATACTGACTTTCTCCGCTGGCTTTGAGTACACCAAGGAAATCATGGATTTCAACGAGAGCTTCAGGCCGGAGATGCTGAACCGGGCACTGGGCGAGGCGCACAACGCGCTGCTGAACGACATCCACCTGCGTCCGATTATCTCGCACACTTACACCGGCGCGAATCTGACAACTTGGATTGCCCCGCCTGCCGGGCAGCCTGCTTGGGTCGGCATCCGGGAGACTATCGTTGCTGCCCAGAAAGCCGCGGTCAGGGCGAAGCGCCCCGGTAGTGTCCTGTTGGCGAATCCGGTTATGCAGGCGGAGATTGAGCTGGCGCTGCGTGGCGGTCACAACATTGAGGGCACCCAATACCCGCCGATTGGCGGCATCCAGCAAGTGATCTACTACGACAATGACGTGCATCATGGCTACACTGGCGTGGCGGAGAACAGGGCGTATCTGATCAGACCACGCAGAGGATTCAAGGAGCTGGTGAAGCAGGATCTGCGCGTGGAAGCACAGGTTGGTGACTTGAGCCGCCTGGTGCAAGAGCAGATAGTGGCTTATGCTTACCGGGGCGTTTTTGCCGCCCTCACGGAAAATGTACAACAAATCAACTTAGGCTAGCAATAAGGAGGCGTGAAGCATGGCTCTGGTACCGACTGAAGCGTTGCGGACGGAGCTCCGCAGGTTGATTGATGAGCGCGTCCCAGTAGGCCGGACGGCTGCGGACACCCGGTTTGCGGACACTGAACTGGATATCCTGCTACAGACCGCTACGCATATCAACGAGGCTGCAGCTACGGGCTGGCAACTCAAGGCGGCCAGGGCTATGTCTGAGCGCGGGGGGCTTGAAGAAAGCCAGGCTGGGGACGAGAAGCATAAGTTTGTGTCTATCGGTGAGTACCGCGACCACTGCCTGGCGATGGCCAAGATGTACAGTGATATGGTTACAGGGACAGGCAGTCGGGCACTGGGTTATGACCTGCCGCCCGTATTTGAGGTTACACCATGAGCGCCGTCTTAATCGCCCGGAGACTGGCCACCGAACGCCTGATTGGCGAAAATCCGGTCTCGATCGTTATTCATCGCGAGGTTGCCGTGCCGGACTTGGCAGGAGGAAATAGGTTGGTATCAAGCTCGACGCCTCCAATCCATGGTCGTATTGTGCCAACGAAGCGACAAATGGTTATGCGACAGGATGAAGCTGGGATTGTGCGTTTTTTTGCCTGGACGCTTATCGCTCCCTGGACCGCAGATTTGAAGGTGGGAGATACCTTCTTCGCGCAAGGGCAAAATTTCCGCGTTGAGCGTGTTGTTTGGCGCAGGTTGGCCGGCGAAATTTATGCCGTCCATGCCGTATTGGAGGAGGTGAGTTAGATGGCCGAAGGCTCAAACGAAGTAAAAAAAAACCTGCAGGCCTGGGCGGACAGACAAAGAGCGGCGGTTATCGCTTTGGCAAACACCTGGGCCGGGCAGCTTGAGGGTAGAGCAAAAGCAGCCGTGCCATGGACAGACAGGACGGGTAACGCCAGAAACGGTTTGTTCGGCTCTACAGAAGTCAAGGGGAATGAAGTCAAAATCCGCCTCGGTCACTCGATGGAGTATGGGATATTCCTGGAGCTCGCGAATGACGGCAGGTTTGCTGTCCTGAAAAAAACAGTAGACGCGGCAATACCGGAGATTTCCAGAGATTACAAGAAATTGTGGGAGTGACAAGTTATGTCCTTGCGCCGTGCGATAGTCCAGCAGTTGCGAATCCATCTTCCCGCGCTTGGCGGCAGGGTGTTCCAGGCGTATCTCGCTCCGGTAAATGTGCCTACGCCTTATGCCACCGTCAAGCTGGCCACCGAGCGTCAAGCGGCAAACATCGGCTTTGCAGGCGCTCAAACCATTGAGATCTATCTGTATCGCGGGCTAGATAGCTTTGTCGGTCTGGACGCGCTCCGGCAGGATGTAGTCAGAGCACTAAATGGAGTGGTTATTACTGATGCCGAGAGCGGACTGCGATTTGCCCTGCGGTGGACAGGGAGTGTAGGAGATGTGGTTGATCCCGAACGGAAACTTATCGGCGCCGTAGTCAGCTTTGACGCGGCGACAATTTACGACATAAGGAGGTAATTAAACATGTCGGTTTTAGTGCCGGTACAGGAAATTACCGGTTTGGGCGGAGCGCCTACGTTTGTTTCCGCTGCGGCAGCGGGTAATCATTTTGTCAACGACGGCCGCGTAACGCTGGAGTTTGTCAACGGGCATACTGCCCCTATAACCATCACTATCAACTCAATCGCGCCGTGCAACCAAGGCTTTGATCACGACTTTGTTTTCTCCGTCCCCAACGGGACGCGGTGGATAACACCGCCGCTGGACCCCGGCAGATTCAACAACGCGGCGGGGCATACATCGATCACGTATTCGCTTGTGACGGCTTTGACGCTTGCCGTAATCAGATCGTAAAGGAGGCTAAAAAATGGCGACACCTACTCAAGTTAGAACCGGGTATCTGTATGGATGCCGGGGTCTTGTAATAGTGCAACTCACTGCAGCAGGGGCGATGCCTGCAGCGCCAGCGCGGTTTGGCATCAGAACAGCTCAGACGGTCGGCGAGGAAGTCACATATGCCGAAGGAGAGCAATCTCAGCTGCGTGGCGGGGATAGAATACAGGCTGTCCGAGAAGAGGAAGATGTGGTTATCGGTGCTGAGCTAACCTTCCGCGACGCGAGATTTGATGCTCGAGCTACAGTGATTATGGCGGGGGGGTCACTGATAGAGTCTGGGGGGAATATTGTCGGCTACCGTGCGCCGCGCCTGGCTGACCAAGGCACACGTCTACCCTTCCTCGCTGAAGTGTATGTGGACAACTACCTTAGCCATGGAGTGCTGCATGGGTTTATGCGTACAATTTATCCTTTATGTTTCGGGCGGGTTCCGTCTGTGTCGTATGAAGATCAGGCGTGGGCGAGTCCGGAGTTCACGATCCGCGCTCGTGAGAATACCGTGATGGGATTGTCCGTCATCAATAAAGAATTTGTCGATACTTTGCCCGCGGAGTTGAGTTAAGATGCCAGACAAAAAGAAAACCACACCACTTGAAGACATCCGCGTCCAAGCTGAGCCTGAGATTATCACGATTCCCGGGTTCCGGCCAGCCACGACTGTCAACGTGCAAATTCGCTATGTTGACCTGACTCCGGCGATATTGTCGACAAACATCAGCAATCCGCTTCTTGCGCTGGCGTATCAGAGGGCGCGGGAAGGTAAGACAGAAGCGGAGATCGCAGCGGAGATTAACAGCAAACATCCTTCCCCGGAGAAAGATGCCGAACAAGTCCTGCAAGCCCTGAATGTCTTAGCGAAACAAGCATTAGTAAGTCCGACTTATGATGAACTGACGGCCATCGCGCCGCTGAATGCGGAACAGTTGGCCGCTATCTACCTCTACATGCTGTATGGCGAGCGGGGCGAAGGATTGTCCACGTTTCGTACTGAGCGAGGGGTTTGAGCGGCTGGTTGCCGTAGCTACGTTTTATAACTGCAGACCGTCAGAGTTTTTCAAGCTATCAGGGCTGCAGGCATTTATGCTCGATGAAGCGGCCGCCTACTACACGCTGGAGAAGCGCAGGATTGACAGTATTCTTGCCAACAAAACTGGCAGGAAGGGGGAAGACTTATGGCCGTAAACCTTGGGACGATATATGCGAGCCTGGGCTTGCGAATGGACAGATTTGTACAGGCCAAAAAGCAGGCTGAAGTGCACATCACCGCCATCGAGCGCAGGATGGCAGAGATGGAAGAAGCGTCAAATACGCTCGCGCAAGGCGTCCTTGCGGTTGGCGCAGCAATGGGAGCGGCGGGGATGTACGCGATCACCATGGCCGCACAGATGGAGCAGTCGAAAATCGCGTTTGGTACACTCCTCGGCTCGGGCGAAAAGGCCAAAGAATTCCTTGATGATCTAGCTCAGTTCGCGGCAAGAACCCCGTTTGACCTCAAAGGTCTAAAACAAAGCAGCCGTATGCTGTTAGCATTTGGTTTTCAGGCACAAGAAATAATCCCGATGATGACTGCCGTTGGTGATTCCATCGGTGCACTCGGCGGCGGGACGTTTGAAATTCAGCGTGTCGTCAGAGCATTGGGGCAGATGCGGGCAAAAGGCAAAGTGTCGGCGGAAGAGATGAGGCAGATTGCCGAGCTTGGCGTTCCGGCATGGGATATGTTGGCAGAGCAAATCGGAGTGAGCGTCCCGGAAGCTATGAAATTAGCTGAGCAAGGAGCAATTGATGGATTGACAGGTGTCAACGCGATTGTTGCTGGTATGGGCCAGCGTTTTGAGGGAGCGATGGACAGGCAGTCGGAGTCGGTGCTTGGCATGTGGTCAACTATTGTGGATAATGTTCAAATTTCGGCGGGACATTTGGGCGGCATCCTGATAGAAGCATTTGACATCTCGGATCACATGAAGGCGACAATCGAGGCACTTGACGAGATGCGGATCACAATGGAGGCTTTTGCCAAGGTGGTCACAGAGCGCGGATTATCCGCCGCAGTGACAGAGCTGTTCGGGCCTGGGACTACTTTGGCCGTCCTATCCCTTGGCGGTGCGATTCTCGGCGGGTTGGTTCCTGCGATTTATGCGGCGACAAAGGCTCTATGGCTGAAATTCGCGGCGTTAGCGGCGCTGAAACCTTGGTTGTTGGCTGGTGCTGCAGCCGGAGGTTTGATGGCAGCCCACATGATAAGACAAACGGAAGCCACACGGGGCAGCAACAAATCGCTCCAAGACCACATTGCCGAACTGCGCAGGCAGCAGACATCCACTGATCGGTCTACTGCAGGCACTCAGACATTCAGCAGAGCATTGCGAAATACCGGCGCAGCGGCGCGTACTGCCGGCAGAGAAGTAGCAAATGCTGCGCGGGAGGCACAGGACGCGGTACAGGGCGCAACGCGCAGAATAGACAGGTTGCATGATGCACTCGTCAACGCTCTGCGGCGTAAGTACACACAAGAGCGCGATATCGCACTGCGGAACTTGAGCGAAATCTACCAGGCAAGGCGCAGGATCATCGAACAGCAACTAGATGCGCTGGACGAAGGCGCAAGGCGTGAAGACCATACCCGGGAAATGGCAGAAAAGCAGGATGAGCTTAGTCTGCTCCAGCGTGAACTGGCGTACGAAACTGACGCCCGCCGCCGAGCCGATATCCAGAACCGTATCGCGGAGCTTCAAAAAACTATCGGCGACAAAACCCGCAGGTTTGAGCGGGACAACGAACGCAAGCGTCTGCAAGATCAGCTCGAAACACTATCCACAGAAGAAACAAACGCCAAAACATCGGCCGAGACCATGTGGGAACAGAGGTTGTCGGACGCTAGGCTGGGTGGCGAGGCGGAAAAGCTGATTATTGGACAAAATCAGACTGCGATCCTCGCACTCCTTCGCACGTACGGCGACGGCTGGCGCGACATCGGCGCAACTTTTGGACAGCGCTTGGTCGAGGGGATGGGGCCGTATCCGATGGAACTTAGGAACATGGTCACGGCTGCATTGTCAGACATCAGAGCTGCCGCTGACGGCACGATGGCAAGACTGAGAGAGGTGGCTGCAGCGGCACAAGGGGCAGTTGTATCCGCTGGCGCGGGTATACGCGGCGCTTCTCCTACAGCACCACGGGTTGCAAACCAACCTCCACGCTTGCCACAAATAACTCCCACACGTCAAAACCTTTCTCCAATAATGAATAGGCACGTTCGACCATCAGAAGTCTCGGAGATGGCTGGTCGTCCGGGACCTGTGATCCCCCTCATTGACCGAATAAGAGCTCCGTTTGAGCAGCTGCTTTCGCCGCTTGCTACTCAGGTGAGGCAGACACGGGAAACCGTCGCTGGCGCCGTCAGGGCGGCGCCGTCTTTTGCTGTCGCTGGGCCGATGGTGCAGGTACAGAGTATGACCATCCGGCAGGAAGCAGATATCGAAGCGGTTAGCCGTGCCCTGCATCGGCAAATTCAGGCCAGCACAACGGCAAGAGGACGCGGGAGGGGGCGGTAAGTTACATGAGCCATTTTTCGTTCGCGGGTGAGCACTCGACACTGCATCACGTCCAGATGCTGCGCTCTGAAGAAACGTTACTACCGCCCACTCGTGACCGGGTGGTTAACATGCCGGGCAGACATGGCGCGTTACGTGCGCTGCCGGATCTGGGCGAGCGGCAAATATCGCTTGAGTGCTGGCTGGATGTTGATATGATGCCGTTTACGCCTGGACAGAGGCAGGAAAGGCTTCGTGCTGTCGCGGCGTGGCTGAATCCCTTGAGGGGGCTGCAACAGCTGATATTCGATAACGATGCTACGCGGTTTTATAACGCAATTGTAACCGCTTCGCAAGGCATAAATTCCCGCGTGGAGGCAAGGCAGGGGATGTTCCGCGCCGAGTTTGTCTGTCCAGACCCATTCTACTATGCTGTCATCCCGGACGTAGTGGCGATAACTGCATCTCCGCACACCCACACTCAGCGGGGTACAGCGCCGGCAGATCCTCTCTTACGACTGCAAGGCGTATCAACCGGGGCGGGTGGCCAGCAAATCAGCATCACAGTCGGGGCGCACACAGTAACGTATCGCGGTGCGCTGGCCAGCGGTGATTGGCTTGAGATTGACTGCCAGGCAAAGACAGTGTTTCGAGTTGTGGGAGCAACACGGACAAGGGTGCTTGCACTTTTAGAGCGTCCTGTCTTCCCACAGCTTGCGCCCGGCATAAATACGATAACGATAACTGCAACGGGTGGGGCGACTTGGTCGCGATTAGAACTGCATTGTCGTAACAGATGGTTATAGGGGGAGGAAATAAATCATGTCAATCACGCCTTTCAGGACGGTAACGAGCAGAGAAATTTACGGAGCTGATATTTCCGGGCTGCAGGACGCAGTAAATAAAGTTGAGACTGTTCTGGACATGCAGGCCGCTTCTATCGTGAATCACTCCTTGTTGGCAGTGTCCGACCAGCCTGAACCTGCAATGCATCGTCGTATTTATGAGGGAACGATACGGAACTGGTTGGAGAGTCCGGTGCCGGTAATCAGACGGGACGGCGTGGTTGTGCCGATTGGCGAGTATACACTCTACTCGGCCCAGGGTATGGTGATTTTTCACCAGCAGCAACCCACGGACGCCGTTGTTACCGCGGATGTCACCTATATCGTAGCTGTGTCACCGCTGTTAAGCCACGTCGGCAGCGGGGGCTTGGCTCATGCGGCAGCAAGCAGTGGATCGGCTGGGTTTATGTCGGCATCAGACAAAGCGCGTTTTGAGGCTCTTGATTTATTGAGGTACCGACGGGCGGGGCTGTATCATGCCGGTATCAATGGTTTAACGCCCGCACCGGTTTCGACAGCGGCCGGGGTATTGGACATGGTGCCTTTCTACGTGCCTATTACGCAGACGTTCGACCGCATTGCCATAAACGTAACAACGGCGGCTGCGGGCAACGCTCGGCTTGGCATTTACGCCGACAGCGGCGAGGTTTATCCCGGAGCGCGGTTACTCGACGCCGGCGTCGTAACCACGGGGACCACAGGCATCCGCGAGATGATAATCAATATCGCTCTGGCTCCGGGCCTGTACTGGACGGTTAGGCAGCAGGATGCCACGCCCTCGCTGCAAGCCATCAGCGGTCACGGCCTCATCGCACTGGGCAGCGCGGATTTGGCCACGATGGTCACTGGCTGGCGCGTGACGAGGGCTTATATCGACGGTCTGCCGGATCCGTTTCCAGCCGGCGCGTCCCAACTGACCGGTAGCCGCCCGGTAGTATTTCTCAGGAGAGCCTAACCTATGTATAACACCGTTCGGCGATACAACACCGGAGAGAGCTACAACCACGTTGCGGTGCTCCGGCAGGCACCGGCATGGTATACCCATCTGGGTCATGCGTTGCCCATTATTGTTGATAACCACTTGCGGCCCGTAATTCTGCTGCACCAAGCCTACGAGATATTTGTTCATGAGACACTGGTAGGAGAGGACAGGCTGGCATTCAGACTGCCTCACCCTGCACCGACAGAGCTTACGACCGGAGCGCTTCTTGACATGGCCGGAAAAGTTTACCGGGTTATGATTCTTGCAAACCGCGAAGACGAACGTGGGACAAGGCTTATTGAAATTGAAGCTTGGGCGCTCTGGTACGATTTGGTCAAGATGCCGGAACTGCCGCTGCAGGAGTGGATAGGGGCGTCGGTTCCGGAGATTTTAGCATGGCTCCTGCCCGGCTCCGGTTGGACAACGGGGTTAGTTACGGTTACAGCACGGCGGAACCTGCGGTGGGGTGGTGGCTGCAACCGCCTGGAAGCGCTGCGGGAGATGGAACGAGTGTTTAACACCGAGATTGTCTGGGACACCGCGACTCGTACAATCTCGGTCGTCCCGGGTGGCGGTGCTGATACCGGCGTGTTCTTCCTGCGAGGCAAAAACCTGCGCAAAGCTGAATCGGAAACAAGTATGGTCGAAACAGTATACAGGTTGTACCCGCGTGGACATCAGGGGCTGACCATTACTGTGGTCAATAACGGTATCCCTTATCTTGAAGTGCCAAGTCTTTATGATCCGCCGCCATCTGCTGTTTTGAAGGCAGAAGAGTTTACAGACCCGCAGCAGTTAAAGGAATATGCTGAGGCAGTCTTTGCCACCATAAATACCCCACAGGTAAGCTATATTTGCGGGATTGTCGACTTATCTGCACTGCCAGATCACGAAGATGGACCTGTTCGCATTGGCGATGTAGTGACTGTTTATGACGAGGATGCTTTGATTGATATCAAGACTCGCGTTATCCGAATGCGCTACAGCGTCGAGGAGCCGTGGAACAGTGAGATCGAACTGTCAACTGTGCGACAAGATTTGTCCCACACGCTGAGCACGGTTCAGCAGGCCGTTACACGGTTTGAAGCGGCGGATGCCGTAACATCTCAGGACATTGCTCAGCTGATGGTGTTTAACCATCTGCTTAATTCGCGGGCTGATGACGGGTTTGCGAACTGGGTTAACAATGGGTGGGAGGTTGACAACACTCGGGGCTTTTCTGGCCCGGCTTCCTTCCGGGCTGTCGGGCAGTTGGGAGTTTCAAAGACCCTGTTGCAGACTATCTGGCCGGCGCACCGGGAGAATTACGTCATCAGCCTACGTGCTCTGCTGGAGAATGTCCAGCTTGGAGCGCAAGGCCGGGTAGGCGTGGAAGTGGCGGTGCACTACACCGATGGCACCAGCGAGATACATTTTGTTTCGCTGATTTGAGGAGGGATTGAAGAAGATGTCCTGGCAATCTGCAGTTTTGATAATACCAACCATGAAGGCAGTTTCTAAAGTTGATGTGCGGCTCTGCATGGAAGACGCAGTGGGCGCAGTTAACATGACAGATATTATGCTTCAAGGCGGGTTGTTGGCCACTATCTGGAGCGGACACACATCAGAAATCAGATTCTCGTTTGAGCAGTGATTGTCATGAAGCGTTACTTTAGTCAAATTGAAATCAATGAAAGGGCAAAGCGCGTCCAGAGGATTGACCTTAAGGTTGTAACACAAAACGCTACCGGCACCGTGTCGCTGACTGACGTCATGTTCCAGGAAGGGGCGCAGCTTTCCGGGCATCTACCGGCAACGCGAGAGATGTTGCGCAAGCTACGGGAAAACGGCCAGCCGGCGGTACCCAAGCATTTTAATGCCATTGTCCGGGGTCGGAAAACGCTGGTCATTCCCAACAGGGGTGCTTACTGGAGCGTTGAACTGGGCACGCCTGTGGTGACGACAGCAATAGACTTTACGGCACTGGCGAAGACTGCCGTGCCAGCAGGAATGCGGTTTTCACACTTCCACCGGACACGGCAGCTTGCTTATGGCAATGCATTAGCAGTCGGGGATACGTTTGAGTTCCTTGCCAGTAAAAGGCATGTCGCCCATAACGGCACGCCGACCAGATATTATACTGGCTTCTACCACCAGTGTGCCGCTGGCAACTCGCGCTTTAATGTCGACCTGATGACGGAAGGAGCGACCATCAGGCCGCAGCCGGCGGTGAGACTCCTAGTTGAAATCCAAGAATGGGAATTAGCGAGTGGAGGCAGAAGGTTATGAGTAATATGAGGCAAGAAGGCCGGGGTTTTATGACCTGGTCTTTTTTAAAGACAGTGAGAGCAAGGCAAGAATGGTGGGATTACGGTGACCGGCTGACGCACATGGGGCTGTTTGATTTTCTTGTGCCTGATAACACCGGCAGGATAACCGGCACTATTTCCGCCGCAGATTTAGCGCGCGTCGACCGCTGGCCGCACATCATGCACTTACTGACCGTCAGGAATGATGGTATCTTGTCGCGCTTTAAGGCTATAGTGGACAACGCTGGAGGTGCGCAAGACCTATTCATTAGCGAATTACACCGCATTCTAGACATGTATCCGTGGGCAGCTGGAGTGGATATTGACCTTGAAGTCGGGCCAAACGACAACCCGGACGGAGTGGTGGCCCTGGCGAAGAGGATCTACGAGAGCGTCAAGAGCCGTCCATCGCAGCGCTATGTGCATTGGGACTTGCCACCCATGACTGGGGATGGTGTGCCCTGGTGGGAGCGTTGGTGTGATTACCGCCGGATGGCACCTTACTTTGACTCTTGCGTGATCATGAGCTACGCCTTTGCCTGGGCGGGGAGCGCTCCCGGACCCATCAGCCCGCTGTGGTGGCTGGAACAGGTGTATGATTATGCCGTAACGCGCATTCCCCGGGAAAAGATTCTTTTCGGCATTGTAGGCTTTGGTTTCAACTGGCGCATTGATCACAAGCCGATAGGCTACCGGGGAAGCAGCTGGACGTTTTTGGCTATGCTGGGCTGGCAACAGGGGCAGTTTGCTCATCATGATCTACAGCCGCTCATTCCATTTGCCGGCTATCACGACCACGAGAGCCATAGTCCGTATTTGATGTTACATGTTTACGACTGCCTGGAAGGCGCGGATGCTACAAGCGTAACAATGCCGGCACGGCGAGTTTCCGGGGCAGTTGGGAATGTCAGGCGCAATTACCTTGTGACTTATGAGAAAACGCCTGTGTACGACTTTCAGGGGACTATTACAGACCGGGCAGGCGACAGCTTCGATGAGGTATCAGGAGCTATGAATGTTGGAGCGGGATGGATTTCACCTAGAGCAGCAGCCTTGATTCCGCCGCCGCCGGGGTCACCGCCTAATACGCCGTCAACCTGGGAAGATGACGGGCTGGCGATTTTCAGATTCAACGTAGCGGTTGCGGGAACTTACCAGTTGGCGGTAAGAGTTAATGCTCCGTGGTGGAGTATGCAGCTTCTTCAAGTACGCCTAAATGGCAGTGGTTTGCAGGTTGGAATGTTCCCTGACTGGTATCCACTGCATAGGCGTATTCACTGGCTTTCTTTGGGGGTTCATAGTTTGCCGGCGGGGGAAAACACGCTGGAGATCCACGGCAGCGGCAGTCAGTATGGGACACAGTTTTGGGGTTTCTGCGTCTGTAGCGGTTTTAGTATGAGCATGGATGGTGGGGGCGGCGCGTTTACCCTGATGCCACGGCGCTTTAAAGATGTTAACGGCAATTGGGTGTTGCCGGCCAACTTCATCCTGACACCGGAGGTTTTGCGCCATACCCCGGAGCACGCCTGGGTCTGGTATGACGACTTCCGGGACAACGCTCTGGCTTTTTACAACCGCAGCGGCGGGGTCTGGAGCATTGATACAGACCCGGCAAGGCGGGTGTTAATTCAGTCCGACCAGGTAAGCGCAGACGCCCAGGTGCACCTCTCTTATTACGGGTTTGGCGACCTTAATATCAGGGCCAGGCTGCGCATGACGGCGGGGAGCGGCACCATGGGAGTGATTTTCAAAGCACAGGGAGCAGGCGACCTGTATCTGTTTTTGCTGCGGCGCGGCACGCAGACAGCGGAACTTTGGCAAAGGACTGGCGGAATATGGACAAGGCTGCAGCCGGACGTGGCACAGAGTGTGAGCATGGATACTTGGTATACCTTGCGGGTGCGCAGCCGGGGTACCGAGCTGCACTGCTGGGTTGGTACAACCCGAGTGTTTAATGTACCGGCAACTCTCCCCGCTACGGGCGGCTTTGGGATACGTACCAGCAACGCGGCCTGTGAGTGCAGCCTGCTGGATGCCGGAGACCCGTATGTCTATGTACCGCAAGAAGCTATTGATGTGGTATTGCCGAGCGGCCATAGCCAGACACTGGGGCGCATCCCGCGCAGCGGCGTGACATGGCTGGAGCCGTGGGGATATTTTGAATATGTTGGCCCGAACGAAGAGAGGGATACTCGGACAGAGAGTATCCCTCTTGAATTTGACTATGTGCATACGCCGGCATTTGCGGCGTTTGAAGATAACCGTCCAGTGACGGTCAAGCTCCGAGATCGGGGCCTCTGGGTGACGAATCTCTACCTGGGGGATGCGTTGGGGTTTAGCTTAGCGCATTATTCTGATGCGGAGCATTTCGATACACTCAAAAACCTGGCGAAGCATCGCTGGGGACTAAAGGGGGTGGCTTGGTGGGCGTTAGGGTTACAGGATCCGCTTATTTTTAAATATCACGAGGAGGTGGTTTAGATGACGTAGCAGCAACATGTAACAACCAGCATGTGGAAAGGGCGTTTGATGTGGTGTAGCAAAACAAATTTGAGGAGGTAATGAAAAATGTCTTGTCCAGCCGGCGCTCCTCCGTTGATGGGACCCGAAGCAGCATGGCAACGAATGTTTTGTGTAATGCGACAAAGCGGAAGGGATGTGACTGTTACTTCTATTACAACTGGAAGTACTATCGGCTCCCTTCGCTTCAATGATTTTTTCCGATGGGAGGCAGAAGGATTTGTTTCTGGCTTCGGCTACCATAAGGTTGTTTTAGTCAGAAATGATTTTACAGGTGCTCTGCAATGGGGAGGCGTTAATTTTGGTGACATATTTAACGCAGGAGAAGTTTTTACTCCAGTCTACAATTTTCCACTAGAGACGTTTACTTTTCAAGGTATGACCTTGCACCGGTTTGATATTCAAAACAGTCCAGCGGAGCTTCGTGATAGACACGGTAATCTCATAGAAACGCTGCCGCTTTTAACCAGGATCGGAGTCAGACCTGTTATCGCTGAAGCGGTTATGGGGCAGACCTGGTGTACTTTTTGGAGAGTAATTGCTGTGCGGCGATATATCCCTCAATTTGGAGGAGTTCAGTGGACATGGGCAAACATGGCTGCAGCCGAGCCTGGGTTTGTAAATACCGGCCTGCCTGCAGACAGACCGGCTAGTAGTCTTATACGCACTTCGCTTGTGTAAAGTTTAAGGTATGGGAGTCTTTGACGCTCCCACGACTAAGGTCAGTTGGAGCGTCAAAGCTACTATTTCGTCTGACCTTTAATGTAAGCTTCAAAGGGATGAATACCGTCGGAGAAGGAGATCGACGATGCGAGTATTGTTCCGTTATTTTCAAGCTGAAGATTAACCTGATATGTTCCTGATTTAGTCTTGAACCAGATTTCGCGTCGATTCCCCACTTGCGTCAGGAAGGCTACTTCTCTCCTTGCTCTTTCTTTCGGGGAAGGGAATATATATTCATAGTTACCTTTACCATATTTTTTTTCAAGATAGTCGAGAAAAGGATAACCAAGCAGGAATGCCTCCGCAACCTCTTTTCTATACATGGGGCCTCCTTCGCCCCAGTTGACAACAGCGGATAGTTCGACGCAGCGGGCTACCTTTAACTGCTCGTCAAGCGGCAGTTTACTGACAAATACGCCTGTATAGTCCTTTTCCGTCTCAGTCGTTTCAGGTATTTGATGTGTGCGCCCAGGTGAAACAAACAAAGATAAAACGACAACACACAACGACACTGCAAAAATAGCAATAACCGACCAAAGCCTTTTAGTCCTTTTTAGCGAGGTGCTCATCTTTTTCCCTCCTTGTAATCGTTTGCCTCATTGCCGTCCACATGCCTTCTGTCACCAACCCCAGCCGCCAGAGGGAGATACCCTGCAGACGATAGCGCTTAGCAACACCAATTTTGGGGATAATGCTTTCCGCAGTTTCGCTCGGAGCCGAGATGGCCAGAACAAGCTTCTCCCGGGGGACAACGGCCAGCGCCATCTCCACTGCCCGCACCACCCGGTTTAGCGGTTCAGGCTTTGGTCCGTAATCGTGGGCCATAACGACAATGCGGTCGGCTAATTGACCGAGTGCGGCATAATCATAGCCGCGGAAGGAACTGTTTGGCGGATGGATGGTGAGCGTCAGGGTTCTTCCGGCCTCCCGCAGTGGCGGTGCTAGCATGGCAATAAAGCGGGTAAAGCTGTCACGGATCTGCTGCCGCGTTTCCCCTGCAGCGTACAGTCCCAATTCTTCCAGGTTCAGATTAACACCGTGATACAGGGATGCTTCCTGTACAATAGCGGCAACGGCGCGAGACATGGCCTGTTCATCGTTTAGGAAAGTGGTGAGCAGCCCGCTGCGGTCGTTCTCGTGGACGACCATTTCTGTCCTGAACCCGAACTCTTTGGCTGTGGCCAGCACTGTTTCCCAGCCAGGAGGCCGCTGCCAAGCATTTCGAGAAGTGCGGGTTAAAAGGTTGCCTTGCGCATCGATAGTATACCAGCCTAGGGCCAGCTCTCTCACTGTGTCTGTGTTTCCGCTGCCGGTAGCCGGGAAGGGTACGCCGAAAAGATCAAGCCAACTACTGGCTTCTCCCGCACCTAAAGCATAAAAGCCAATGACGTTCATGGAACGAGGCGGAGAGACAATTCTTATAATCCGGGTTTCCGAATCCCAATTTACCAGGCAGCCGAATTCTTCACTGAAAAATCTCAACGGTACAAGCGTTCGGCCATCAACGATAACAGGGGGCGCATCGAGCGGGGTAGGCAGGTCATTTACCTGAGCGGTTTTATTATCGATTTGAAGCATAACCCTTGTCTTACCGTCGCTGGCAGAGATGGTGCGGGTATCACCGCCCCAGTTTACGTTTATGTTTATCGCCTCTGCAATCAAGCGAAAAGGGACCAGGGTTCGTCCGTTTATTATCTGGGGCGGCACGTCAAAGCGTACCGGCAAGCCGTCCAATAGAACGGTAACCATCGGGGGACTGGCCGCTGCCCGTTGGTATGTAGGCGCGAATAGCGATAGAGCGACGACAAGCAGAAGCGCCGCGATTGTAAATAATACTGACCTTTTCATCGTCACATCACTCCTTTACCAGTTATTTTATCTCATTTTTGAAAGAAGGTAAAGCTAATTGCCACAAGGTGCACAAGGTGTTAAATTCAGTCGTCCGAGAGGAGAATGGAGTCAATGATTGAGCGAGTTGCTGCCCTGGAAGTGGCGCAGGCGAGGCATGAAGAAAGGATTGGACAAATCGAGGACTGTATGAACAAACAGAACGGTCGACTGGAACGCATCGAGGAGAAACTGGACAGGCTCTACCTGTGGCTGATTGGCGTCCTCGGCGGAGTAGTGGCGTCGCTCGTGCTGCTGGTGCTGAATCTAGGGGTGAGGAGGTGAACAGGGTGGACGATTACAATATCAACAAGCCTTTCTGGGCGTCAAAGCGGTGGTGGATGACAGCAATTGCCGTGGTTATCCCGGTACTGAATCACGTGTTTGGCCTGGGGCTGGACGTGGGCGAAATTACGGCCATTGCCGCGCCGGTGGTGGCGTATATCCTGGCACAGGCGTTCGTGGACGCAAGCCACTAAAGGGAGGAGGCAGACTAATGCAGAGACCTAGTGTATATGGCTGTGACGTGTGCAAAAAGGCAAACGCAGTCGGTCGCGTGGCGGTGTTGATGTATCAAGCACAAAAAGAACAAGACTCTGAGCGCATCAGGGAGCTGGTTAGGACGGCCCTGACTGCGCTGGAAAGGGCAGGGCGTCAGCATGCGTAGGCGTGTATGTATAGATCCGGGGCACGGCGGTTCTCGACCTGGTGCGGTTGGCCCGACCGGAGTCCGGGAAAAAGATATTGCGCTTGCGGTATCAAGGCTGCTTCGTGAGATGCTCATAACGCCGCCGAATGAAGCCCTACGACAGGCACAGGAAGCATTTGGTGCGGCACAGAAGCGCGGAGATAGTGCGGCCATGGAAGCTGCGAGAGCAGCGGGGCAGGCGGCGCGAGCGGCGGGCGCCACGGATGCAGGAGCACAAGCGCTGTGGCAAAGTCCAGTGGTGCCGATAGCGGTCACGCTGACCCGTGACAGTGATATCGATGTGGCCTTGACTGCCCGCGCTGATATGGCCAATGCGTGGAGAGCTGATGCCTTTATCAGCATCCATTGCAACGCGGCGGTTAACCGGCAGGCGCATGGCTTTGAGGTATTCACTTCACCCGGCCAGGATCGCTCCGATGTGCTGGCGGAGGAAATCATCAAGGCGGTAGCACAGGCGTTCCCGGCGATGCGCATCCGCCGGGACATGGCGGACGGCGATAGCGACAAGGAGGCCCGGTTCACTGTGCTGACAAGGGCCAGGGTACCGGCGGTGCTGGTGGAGATGGCGTTTATCTCTAACCCTGCCGAGGAGCGCCTTCTGGCCAGCGCGGACTTTCAGCGGCGCATGGCACAAGCGATAGCGACGGGGGTATTTAGGTTTTTAGATTAGCCAACTGGCCAGCAATCCTCCTGCCCCTTCGGGGGTTTTCTTTTTTTTCTTGGGAAAGCCTATGGCGGCTGGGATGTGAAAACACAAAATATATTTTTTCTTAATTCATTTGCAGGAAAATCATTACAACGTGTTGAATTAGATAGCTCGTTCATGCTCAAAAATATATTATGCAAGGAAGATGATTAGTGGTTTGGGTTATTAATGATTTCCCCAAAGAAGTAAACTCTCTTCTCAAAGAAGTAAATAGTGTTTTAAAAAACGGTAATAATAATGTCAGTGTTGTTTATTGGGTAAGCGAAATACGGCGTGAACTTGTTATTGATTTTTACCTAAAACGGAATAGTATTATACAGTGCGACAAAAACGGTAAGATTGTTTTAGTGCTTAACTCACCTGGCGGTGATATTGATGCGGCCTATTCTTTATGTCAAATCCTAAGATCTAAATGCCAATACTTTGAGATAGTCGTACCAATGTGGGCAAAAAGTGCGGCAACCCTACTTTGTTTAGCCGCAGATAAAATATTAATGACACCAATGGCAGAGCTAGGGCCTTTGGACGTTCAAGTAAGAGAGCCGGGCGAGGTTAATTTTAAAGGCGCGTTAGATGAATACCAAGCTATAATGCATGTGAGACAAGAAGCGTTTAGTACGTTTGACCACGCTGTACGCCTGATCCTTCACGGTAGTGGCATGGATATACGGGACATACTTGCGCCCGCAGGGAACTTTGTCTCAAATTTAGTAAGTCCTTTATACAATCAAATCGATCCTGTTAAGCTTGGTAGAAGAGCAAGACAACTAGATATTGGTTATCAGTACGCATTAAGAATACTAAAAAAATACGGCGAGTTTGAGGATTATTCATGTGATTTGGTAGCTAATAAAATTGTCTATGGATATCCGTCTCATTCATTTGCAATTAACTTTGAGGAGCTTAAATCTTTACACCTAAATGTAGAGCTAATCGAGATTCATGAGTTAGAAGTGTTGATTTCAATACTGACTGAAATGACAGATAACTATTTGGTTGGTGGTTTTAGTGATGGAGATGCATACAGTATGTCTAACGAATGCGTTATCAGTAGCGAAGGCTTGGATTTGGTAAAAAAAGAAGCTGCTGCTACACATGAACAGGCTGATACAATAATAGATATAAGCAAGGAGGATACGGGTAATGGCGTCGACTTGTAGAAAATTTGAAAAGGGTAAAAATATAGAGTGGCCTTTTGAACAACAAAAGTTTGACCATAAAAAACAAATTACAGAGTCACGTCATTTGGTGAGGACAATTTTGTTGGGCAAAAATCAAAGGATTGACTTCAACAGCCGAACAAGCAAGCCGAAAGAGCCCTAAAAAGGCTCTTTTTGTTTGTTAGATCCCTGGCTAAAAAAATATAAATTAGTTAATTTGTTAAAACTTTGCACCAATACAGATATAGCCACAGCGTAAATGAAATCACTCTGCTGGAAATACTTGGTACCGGCTCGGAAGAAGTCTTGGAAGAAGTAAACAAGAAAATGCTCGAAGGCAAACTATACGAGATTATCCTTGGACTGAAAAAACGGGAACGGACAGTGCTTGCTATGCGCTTTGGGCTTCCGCTTGGTCGTCGTCAAACCCAAAAGGAGATTGCCAAAAACCTTGGCATTTCCCGCTCGTACGTTTCCCGCATAGAAAAAAAAGTTATTGCCAAAATTGCCGAGGAGTTTTGTGATCATCGGCAAAATCTGTAG